GGCGACCAAGCGTGGGCAGATCATTAATGACTTTCAGAATACTGACAACATCCGCGTGTTGGTGATGCAGCCACAAGCAACAGCGCACGGGATTACATTGACTGCCGCCGACACCGTGGTGTTCTTCGGACCGCTGATGAGCGTTGAGCAGTATGTGCAGTGCATAGCACGCGCAGACCGTAAGGGTCAAGATTCCGACAAAGTTACTGTGGTACACATTGAGTCCAGCCCGATTGAGAAAAAACTATTCAAGGCCATGAGTACCAAAGTTAGCGACCACGCACTGCTGGTCGGTATGTACGACAGCGAAGTTAAAAATTTATAAGAAAGGGGGTTGCATTGAGTTTTTATGACGCTATACTTGTCAAACACTAGACAAATAACAGGAGAAGCAAATGATTGACGATCTAGATGATGGGGGAGAACTGCCCCCGCAAGAACCAGAAGAACAGGTAACTGTTCCCATGGACAAGTTGGCCAAGGTCTATCGTAAGATGTCGGCCCGAATTCAAGAACTGACCCAAGCGTATGAGACAGAAGTTGAGGCGATCAAAGCCCAGCAAGAGTCTGTAAAGATTGCGCTGAAGGACCAGATGTTGAAGCTGGGCGTGTCGTCTGTTCGCACAGACCAAGGCACCGTGGTGTTGTCTACCAAGACACGCTACAACACACAAGACTGGGACTCTTTCAAAGAGTTCGTCAAAGAACACGATGCGCTCGACCTTTTGGAGAAGCGTATTGCTCAAACAAACATGGGCACGTTCTTGGCTGACAACCCCGGCCTTGTACCTCCCGGGCTGAACTCGGTAACCGAGTACGGCATTTCCGTTCGTAAACCAACCAAGTAAATACTATGACCAAGAAAACAAACACAGTCGAGAATCTCGACGCAGTACCAAGCCCAGTTCCAACCGACGAGGACAAGGCATACGACCGTGCGCAACAAGAAATGCGCGACGAGCGCTGGCTGCATGAATATGCAATATCACACGCGATCAGCTTCCACAAAAACAACGGCGGCATGTTGACTGCCGACCAACTGTTAGGCATCGCCCAGCAGTTCTTGACTTTCATTAAAGGAGAAACAAAATGAGCAACGTAGCAGTATTTAACCCTTCAGCCGTACCCGCGTTCGTCAAGGCGCGTGGTGAGTTGTCCGCAGTAGCCAAAGCCCTCGCGGGTGGTGCAGGTGGTGGCGGCAAGCGCATCTCGATCAAAGGCGGCGTGTTCCGTCTGGTCGCTGGTGGCAAAGAAGTCGCAGCGATTGACGAGCGCTACCTTGATGTGGTGATCGTGAACTCCGCGCCCAAAGTCAGCCGTGTGTTCTACATGGCCAAGTACGAAGCCGACAAAGTGGTGGCGCCTGCCTGCTGGTCAAACGATGGTGAGAAGCCTGCTGCTGACGCGCAAGACAAGCAAGCCACAACCTGTAACGAGTGCCCACAAAACATCGCGGGTTCTGGCCAAGGTAACAGCCGCGCTTGCCGCTATCAGCAACGTCTTGCTGTGGTGTTGGCCAACGACATGGGTGGTGATGTTCTTCAGTTGACCCTCCCCGCTACCAGCATCTTCGGTAAGGAAGTTGGCGAAGACCGCCCCTTGCAAGCCTACGCTCGTTGGTTGGTGGCCCAGAACATTGACCCCACAGAAGTCGTGACCCGCATGCGCTTCGACACCAAGTCAGAATCGCCAAAGCTGTTCTTCAAGACCATGCGCTACCTGACCGACGACGAGTACCCAACTTGCACAGAGAAGGGCGCATCGGTCGAAGCCAAGCAAGCCATCACGATGACGGTCGCCAAGATGGACAAGGTTGCCGAGGTGTCTGAGCCCATCCAAGGTACCAAGCCCAAGGCCGCCGCGAAGAAGGCCGCTGCCCCCGCACCTGCGGAGGAGGAAGCTGACGAACCCGTGGTGCGCAAGGAAGAAAAGAAGCCTACCGCAGTGCCAGCCAAGAAAGCAAACCTCGCTGACATGGTTGACGACTGGGACGCTGAGTAAGGAGTTTGGGGGAGGGCGGAGGCTGGGCACATCAAGAGGCGCTGTGGCGATACGCCCTGTTATAAGTCCTGTTGGCACAGCCGAAGCAACTCCCCCACCTAACACTATGGCCTACTCAGAACAAATCATCTATACGGTGAAGCACGCGCCGAAGACGCTGGGCAACCAGCTCGGGCGCTGGGCTATCCACCTCGACTTCCCAGTGACCAAGATTGCCAAGGCTACGGGCGCATCGCGTCAGTCGGTCTACAACTGGTTCTCAGGCGGCGAAGTCTTCGTTGCGTACCGACCCGTGGTCGAGTCGCTGTTAACAATACTGAAGTCCTCCAGCACAGCTGACGAGGCGTGGAGAAAAACATGCAAACAATTCAACCTCAATCCCTGACCAACGAAGAACTGCTGCGCCATGTGTACATGCTTGGCAACGAGAACTTGCCGAAGGAGTGGGTCGAGGCTTTGTGTCAGCGGTTTGCTTCGCTGATCGACGAGAAGGCAGGGAACAACTGGGACCGCGAGGATGTTTACAACGAAGGCTTTGAAGAAGGCTTCGCGGCTGGCATCGAACACGCACAAGACGACTTCAAATAATCAAGGATTGCTATGACACCCGCTGAATTTTTAGCGGTGGTTTTGCCGTCCTCTGGCTCTGGTCAGTACTGCGCGGTAGAACTCACAAACAGAAAAGAACATTTTTACTCGGAGACCATTGATGACCTTATACCGAAGATAGACGCGTGGCATGCAGGCAAGTGCGATGTGTTCTTTGCAGTCGCCACCTTCGACACCAAGCGCGGCACAGAGAACGCCCAGTTCGTTCGGTCTTTCTTTATAGACATGGACGGCTACGCCTCGAAGAAAGCCGCTGCCACAGCTCTTGATAACTTCTTAGCAAAAACCGGCTTGGGTGCCTTGGGCAGCCCATGGGTGGTGGACTCGGGTGGTGGGCTGCACGCTTACTGGCCGTTGCGTGAGGACTTGCAGGTCAACATCTGGCGCCCGATCGCAGAGCACTTCAAAGAGTTGTGCCGCCAAGAAGGGTTCGTGATTGACATGGCGGTGACGGCTGACGCCGCCCGTATCCTGCGCGTGCCCGGCACGACCAACTACAAGAAGAAGTACACGACGCCGCGCCCCGTGCGCATAGTGCAGGAAGGTGACATCTTCGACTTGGCCGACTTCTCGACCATCATTTACGAGCAGGTTGTCGCACCACCAAAGCCCGTGGCTGTGAAGGAAAAGATCGAGGGCACCAAACCCAAGCGTGACCCCAACGCTGCACAGGTCAAGCTCATGGAGAACAGCATCACCCTGTTCGACAAGCTGCGACCACACTGCGCGCAGGTGGCGGACTACGAAGCCAACGCACAAGAAGATGGCAAAGAACCTGTCTGGCGTGGGTTGCTCTCATGGACACAGAAGTGCGATGATGGTGTGGAGTGGGGGCTGAAACTTTCAGCGTTACATCCTTACGACGAGAACCGCATGCGGACTAAGTTGGCTGAAATCAAAGGGCCATACCCCTGCACAAAAATGGACAGCGAGAATCCCGGCATCTGTGCGGGATGCCCACATTGGGGCAAGATTACAAACCCCCTGATTCTTGGGCGTGAGGTGCAGACCGACAACACCCAGAAAGAAATACCGCTGACGGTGCAGTCGCTTGAAGAAACTGATGAGGACTTCGAGCACGAGTTCGATGAGGACTTTGACGAGACCGACACGCAGGACACAGCGCCCACAGTCACACGCCCACAGCCACCACGCGGGTACAGCTACGGCAAGAACGGCGGGGTCTACAAGACCATGACGGACGAGGATGCCGAGGGGAAGAAGATCACGAAAGAGGTCCAGATTCTTGGCTATGACTTGTTTGTGGTTGACTTGCTCAAGCAAGAATCTGACCACTTGGTGCACATGGCGGCGGTGCGTCCCGAAGGCGTGATTACGCTGAACTTCCCACAGCGCTCGATCGTGAGCAAAGACGAGACCTTGAAGTGGCTGGCCAGCCAGAACATCGTGGCCGGTGGGTTCCATCAGAAGAACTTGTACGAGTATGTGCTGGCTTGCGTTGAGCAAGCGTCCATGGAGAAGAAGGCGATCGTTGTGCCGTTCCAGTGCGGGTGGCAAGAGGACATGTCGTTCGTTTACAACAATAGGGTTTTCACTAAGAACGGGCGTGAGACCCGCATCCCCATGCCGGGGCTGGAGAACATCAACCGCAACACAAACAGCAAGGGCACGCTAGACGGATGGCGTGAGGTCTGGGAGGTTTTCAAAGCGAAGCAGATGCACACCATGCTGGCGTTCTGCGCAGACAGTTTTGGCTCGTCGCTCATGAAGTTCACCGAGTACGAAGGCTTTATGTGGCACATCGGCTCACGCGAATCGGGTACAGGGAAATCCCTAACTCTCTCCGCCAAGGCTGGCGTGTGGGGTCACCCAGTTCGGTATCGTACTGGCAAGAGTACTTCTCCGGTAGCTATGCAGCAGCGTGCGGGTTTGCTCAACAGCATGCCCTTGTTGATCGACGAGATCACCAGCCGTAGCCGCGCAGACATGGAGTGGGCACCAACTTTCATCTTCGACTACGCAGAAGGTCAAGGCAAGGAACGCATGGAGTCGGGCTCCAACAAAGAGCGTATCAACAACAGCACATGGGCTGCCACGGGCACCATGACCTCGAACGTGCACCTGCTGGACTACATGGCTGGCGCTCGTACATTCAGCTCGAACGGCGAGTTGATGCGTATGCTGGAGTGGAATCCCACAGTGGAGTTGCAGTGGACGCCAGAAGAACGCGCCATGCTCAAGGGCTTGAAGCAGAACTATGGCGTAGCGGGTGAAGCGTGGGTGCGTTGGCTGGTCAAGAACCAAGATGTTGCCAAGGCGATGCTGCGTAAGGTGGATGCGCGGTTGAAAGAGCTTATCGGGTTCACTGACTTGGAACGCTACTGGCATGCTGGCTGCACCACCACGGTGGCGGCTGCTGTGCTTCTTGGCCCCAAGTACGCCAACATCATCGAGCTGCCTGTTCAGGGCATCATGGAATCCCTCAAGCAGTTCAACCCGTTTGGAACCGGCGGCGGGCTCTTCAAGATTTTCGGCGGCGGCGGTAAGGAAACCTCAAGCGTCGATTTCTCCAAGATGCTGATGCAAGGCGAGTCGCAAACCGCGCTGCTCCGTCAGATCGCTAACAAACAAACCGGCTGGGCATGAGTTCACAAATCAGAGGGCTAACCACCACGTCGCTTATTCCAGGGCCGGACGCGAGCTATAGCCGCGACCCGCAAGGTAAGATGACGGGATCGCGGACGTTCCCTTGTCTCAAGAACGCGCTGGCGTCGGGATACATCCAAAGCCGACTTGCTAAGGGCACGTCGATCACGACGCTATGCTCGGACGTTCCCGCGCAATTCCAGTTCCTCCAGGTGGACTCGTTCACTTCGCAGGACAACCCCGGCGGGATCACGACCGTAACGGTTCAATTCACGGGCTACGTCGAGAGCGATTCGTCGGAATTCGGATTCGACCGGGAGATCACGTATTCCCTCGCGTCCGCTTTGACTGAGCGGCCAATCATCGAGCATCAGAACTTCATTGAGACGATGAAGGTGCCGCACGCCAGCGAATACAAGGGGG